CCTGCCGGCCGCTTCTCTCCCCGTGATGGGTCGGAACGTGGTGCCGACGTTCCCGGTGACGGTGCGTGATGGCCGACCTGAGGGTGCTCGGTCAGCTGCTCGAGACGATTAGCGGCGCCGTTGATGATGCGATGGCTGGCCGTCCTGCGGAGGACGTGCTTGGTGAGATCGGGGCGCTGGTTGATCGTGCCCTTGAGGTCTTGCGGCAGTCTGAGGCCACGTCATGAGCGATCTGGTGGCGTTCCTGACCGCTCGGCTGGACGAGATCGAATCCGGCTGGAAGGCCCACAGGCGTAGGGAGCGCGAAGGCGACCTGGAGACGCTGTTCCACTTCGGCCGGCCGCTTGCTGAGGAGTTGCTCGCCGACATCGCAGCCAAGCGGCGCATCGTGGAGTTGCACACCGACACCGAGAACCACGCGCACGGCTGCCCGGGCCGGGGCGCCCTTGATGACGAGTGGCACGTGATCGAGGCTGGGCAGCCACTCACCCTCGTGTACCCCTGCCCGACGCTGCGCCTGCTTGCCTCGGTGTACGCCGACCACTCCGACTATCGCGAGGAGTGGAAGCCGTGAAGCTCTCGTGTCAGGGTCCGGGGTGCGGGGTGTTGTTCGATTCGACGCGGAGCAATGCGCGGTTCCACTCGTCGGCGTGTCGTTCGCGGGCGTGGAAGGCGCGGAAGGATGCGAGCGTTGGCGCCCGGGCGGAGAAGGCGAAGGCTGTGCCGGTGGCGCTGCGGGAGTCGTCGGGTTTGGTGGCTGCGGTCACTGCGGAGCTTGAGGCGGCGGGTCGTTTGGAGTCGGTGCCGGGTCGGCAGGCGTTGGCGTTGGCTCGGGCGATGGATGATCCGTCGACGTCGGCGGCTGCGGTGGCATCGTCGTCGCGGGAGTTTTCGCGTGTGCGTGAGCAGGCGTTGCGGGGTGCTGTGGTGGTGCGTGATGGGGTGGATGAGGTTGCTGCTCGGCGTGAGGCGAAGGTGAAGGCGGCGAGCGCGTGAACGCCATCGTCGTCATCAGCCTCAACCTGTCTGATGGTGAGCAGATCGCCAGCGTCCTTGACCACATCAACCCGCCGAGCATCCCGCACTTTGCTGGCCAGGTCCGGATTGCTGTCGGGTCGGATGCCCAGCGAGTCGTCAATTGGCTTGAAGGTGCCGTTGAGGAGTTGCCGTGACGGCGCCTACTGCGGAGATCGTTCAACCGGCGCACTTGTGGGTGCCGCCGCGGGTCGGCTCGTACGGCGACGAGGCCGTCGACCTGGGCAGGCTGGCTGGCCGGGAGTTGGACCCGGAGCACGAGCTCGCGGTGGACGCGATGCTGTCGTACGGGCCGGAGGGTCGGTGGGCTGCGCTGGAGCAGGCGATCGTGGAGGCGCGGCAGAACGGGAAGACGTACGCCGTGCTGGAGACGGTGGTCATCTTCGACTTGTGGCTGCTGCCGCCGGACCGGATCGTGTGGACGGCGCACCTGTTCAAGACGGCGCGGGACGCGTTCAACGACTTCTGCATTGCGATCGAGACGGCGCCGGAGTTGTCGCGGCGGGTGAAGCGGATCAGCTACTCGCATGGCGAGGAGTCGATCGAGTTGCACAGCGGGGCGCTGCTGGTGTTCTTGGCCCGGTCGATGGGTGGTGGCCGCGGGCTGCGTGGGAAGCGGATCGTGTTCGACGAGGCGCTGATCCTGTCGGGTGCGTCGATGGGTTCGATTGGTCCGTTGTTGGCGGCTCGAGCGGATCCGCAGCTGACGTACGGGTCGTCGGCGGGGAATCTGGGGTCGGCTCATCTGCGGGCGTTGCGGGACCGGGGTCGTGCTGGTGGGGATCCGTCGCTGATCTGGGTGGAGTGGTGTGATGACGGGTCGTGGGAGGATCCGCCGTGCCGGTATGGCCGGGAGTGTTCGCACTTGTACGGCGTGGAGGGGTGTGCGTTGGATGACGAGGCGCGGTGGCAGCGGGCGAGTCACAGTCTGGGGCGGCGCCGGTCGGACGGGTCGGGGATCAGCTACGAGACGTTGCGGTCGTTCCGGCGGACGTTTGTGCCGTTGGAGTTCGGGCGGGAGTTCATGGGCTGGTTTGAGGATCCGCCGACGGAGGACGAATCGAAGGCGATCCCCGTGGAGCGGTGGGCGGCGTTGGCGGACCCGGGCGCACCGGCGCCGACCGGTGCTGTCGCGCTCGCGCTGGACGTCCCGCGGGACCGGTCGTCGACCGCGGTCACAGTGACGTGGCACACCGGCGCGCGGCTCATGGTGATGCTGCTGATGCTGCCGGGCACCTCGAGGGCGGTAGCGAAGGTGCGGGCGCTGTGCCTCGAGCACGAGGTGGCTGATGTGTCGCTGCATGCGGGTGGGCCGGCGGGGTCGTTCGTCGCCGAGCTCGAGAACGACTGGACTGATGACGATGGCGAGTTGCACGAAGGCCTCGACGTGCACACGGTGTCGACGGCGGACCTGGCGAAGGCGACGGGTGCGTTCCTGGATCTGATCGGCCCGCCGAAGGATGACCACGGCAACCTTCTGCCGGACGACAAACCGTTGGGTCATCTGGGGCAGCTGGAGTTCGATGCGGCGGCCAGGGTGGCGAAGACGCGGAACCTGGGTGACGCGGTGATCTGGGACCTGGACGATGAGCTCGGCAACATCGCGCCGGTGCGTGCGGCATCGCTGTCAACGTGGGGTTACGTCCGATATGCCGGGAACCTGCCTGAAGCGGATATCTTCTAACCATGAAGGGCGACCTCATGCGGCAGGTACGCGAAGTTTGTAGCTCTGAGGTGGTGTTCACGACCACCGGTAGCGTTGAGGCCCGGCGTAGGTGCGATCTGGTCAAGGGTCACAGCGGGCCGCACGTATGCCGCACTATGTCATGGACTGGAGCGGTGAAGCCGAGCAGAAGGTCGGGTTGGTAACCATGACAACTGAGGTGTTCCAGTGGCTGGTCGTCATAGGGCTTGCCGTCATCATCGCGTTGAAGATCGTTCGGGGTTGATCCCGGTGCAGCGGCTGGTGGCGGTGGCGCTTCTGGTGGCTGGGGTGTTCGTGTTGGCGGGCCCGGGTTGGGCGTTGTTGGTGGCCGGTGGGTTGCTGTGGGTGCGGGATGACCGGGTCACCGGGTGGGTGTCGGCCCGGTGGGTGCGGGCCCGGGCCTGGTCGCGGGTGTCGTGGAGCCGGGTGCGTGAGGTGCCGCGGAAGACGATCGCGGCGACCGGCATGGGTGTCGGGATGTTGACGGCGCCGTCGGGAACGCTGCTGATCGCCGGTCTGGGCACGGCTCTGGTGGTAGCTGCGGTGCTGCTGCTGGGCTTCTCGCTGCTGCTCGGCTGGGGCGCCTGACATGGACTACCTGGACCGCGCCGTCCAGGCCATGCGTGACAACCTGTGCCTCGCGCTGGGGATGCCCGGTGCCGACCTTGAGCGGATCGACTCATTCATCCTCGCCGACGGCAGCACATACATCCGCCTACCGGACGGCACGTTCTCGGATCGTTGGGAGGCCTGACTATGGGCTGGCTGGACGGGTCGAACGCAGCCAAGCAAACCACCGTCCTCGACGGCACCCAGAACTTCATCAACCTCCCCGCCCTCGGCGGCCGCCCCAACCTATCCGGCGTGATCGAACCCGACGGCTCGTACGAGGTGTTCTCGTCGGCTGGATACGGCCGCAACGAGCTGGTGTATGCGTGCATCGCGCTGCGCGCGGAATCGCTGCCGCAGTCGCAGCTGAAGGTGTATCCGACCGGCCCGTCGAACCGGGCCCTCGATGACCATCCGATCCGCCGGCTGATCGAACGGCCGAACGAGCTCATCTCCGAATTCGACCTGTTCGAGCTGCTGGTCACGTACCGGGATCTGGCTGGGATCTGTTACACGATGGTGGTGCCCGGTCGTGATGGGACACCGTCGGAGCTATGGCCGCTGCGACCCGACCTGGTCGGTGTGCTGCCGTCGAGCCGTGACCCCCGCGATTACACGTGGGTGTACAGGCCGAACCCTGAACGGCCCGACATTCAGGTGCTGATCCCGCGGCAGCAGATGATCGTGGCGAAGTACCCGAACCCGAACCCGTTCAACCCGGCCGACCGGTACTTCGGGAAGCCGCCGCTCCGGTCCGCGGCGCGGGCGATCAGCCTCGACAACGCGGCGACCGACTTCGTGGACCGGTTGCTCCGCAACGACGCGACCCCGACGACTGTGGTGACGACCGAGCAGGCCGTGACCGATGCACTGGTCGAGCGGCTCCGTGCGAAGTGGTTCCAGCGGCACGCCGGCCAGAACCGTGGCGGATTGGCGTTCCTGCAGAAGGGCATGAAGGTTGAGGCGCTGGGCCTGAATCTGCGAGATCTGGAGTTCCCGGACCTCCGCACGATCAGCGAGTCGCGGGTGTGCATGACGATGGGCCGGACCCCGCCGATCCTGGTGGGCGCGAAGGTGGGCTTGGACCGGTCGACGTTCGCGAACTACCACGAGGCGGTCGAGTCGTGGTGGAACGGGCCGCTGTGGTCGTTGCAGCGCAAGTTCCGTGACGCGTTCAGCGGGGGCCTGTTGCCGACCCAGGTGGGCCGTAAGCGGGTCATGCTTGCCTGGGACAACAGTGAGGTGCCGTCGCTGCGTGAGGGTGAGTCGGCGCGGTGGGAGCGGGCAACGAACGCGCTCGCGCGGGGCGGGATCACACGGAACGACTTCCGCGAGGTTGTGGGCCTGCCGCCGGTCCCGAATGGTGACGTGTTCCTGACCCCGTCCGGTGTGCTCGCGGAGGACTCCGGTGTGGAGCCTGCGGGGGGTGCGCTCGAGTCGGTGGCCGCGGCGTACGCGTTGACGGCTGCCGAGTTCGGGATCGAACTGTCTACCGATGAGCTCGCTGTCTTGCGGGCCCAGCATTCTCAAGCACTGGAACTGGAAGGACGACGAGCATGACTGATGGCCCGGAGCTGCTGCGGATCGGTGTCGATGGTGTTGTCCCGGTCCAGTGGGAAGCCGAGAAGAACGACGCGGACAACGGCATGCTGGTCGGGTGGGCGTCGGTGTACAACGTGATCGACCAGCAGGACGACGTCGTCATCCCCGGCGCGTTCCGCAAGACGATGAGCGAGTGGAACGCCGCGAAGGGTCAGCGGGTCATCGGCTTGACGCTGGACCACCAGAACACCGCTGAGGGTCTGATCGGGGCGCTCGCCAAGTTCGACGACACCGCTTACGGGTTGAAGACCGGGTTCCGGTTCTCGTCGGTCGCGAAGGCGCAGGACGCCCGGGCGAAGGCCCGCGAGGGGATCCTCAACGGGCTGTCGATCTACGGCCCGATCTTCAAAAAGGCGTTCGACAACGTGGCCGGGAAGTCGGTGCGGATCCTGCAGGAGGTTGGGTTGGCGTTCGTCGGGCTGACCCCGATGCCGGCCAACACCGGTTCGCTGGTGCTCACCGCGAAGGCCGTCTCGGACAAGCCGTGGAGCCAGTTCACGCAGGCCGACTACACCGACGAGCAGTGGGCCCGGGCGTGCCTGGTGGACACCGGCGAGGGTGAGGGCAAGCAGCGTTACAAGCTGCCCGTCAAGGAGCCGAGCGGAACGATCAGCCGCGCCGGCTGCCACGCCGCCGCGGCCCGCATCAACCAGCTCGGCGTGTCGAGCGAACTCAGGTCGAAGGCCGCGCGGGCGCTGGTCCGGATCTACCGGTCGGACCTGAAGGAGGACCCGCCAGAAAGCCTGCTGCGGATGGCGGGGATGGCGTCGTCGGCGCTGCTGTCGCTGCCGGACGACTGGGTGACCGACATGCGGTCAGCGCTAGGCATCACGGTCCCGGAGGCGCGTGACGCCGCGGTGGGTGTGCTGGTGAAGTCCCAGTACGGGCAGGTCCTCGCACCCCCGCCCGAGGCCGTGGACGAGCCGGACCCCACGAGCGGTGAGGGTGGAGTGGATGACGACCGCACTGCTGCCGAGTACGCTCTTGCTGTAATCGGTGAATCCGGGCCGGGCATGGACCCACCCGGCGGCGAGCCGAGTGACTCACTCGACGGACTGCTCGCGTCGTTGGACGCGGCAGACATCACCTCCGACCTCAATGCCCTAGAGGCTGAGCTCAGGAGTGTGTCGAGTGACCACGCAGACGCGTCAGAAGGATCTCGTTGACAAGTCGCTCCAGTGCCTGACGCTGGCGCGCACGATCGAAGCCCGCTACCCCGACCCGACGAAGATCCCCGCCGAGCACGCGGTCAAGATCAAGGACCTCGTGCGGGAGGCGCGCCGGCTCAAGGAGCTCGCCGACGTCGCCAAGGAGCAGGACGAGATGGAGGCCTGGGCCGCGAACCCGGACCAGGTGCCCGCCGCTCTGGCCGCCGAGGCCGCCACCGCCAGCAAGGTCGGCGACCTGAACCAGTTCAACGAGGTCGTGAAGCGTCGCCAGGTCGAGATGTTCGCGAAGGCAATGCGGCTCGGCGTGAAGGGTCAGCAGTGGGTTGACCAGCTGGACGTCGCCGAGAAGGCCGCCCTGATCGAGGACGCCACCGGTGAAGTCATCGTCCCGCATGACATCGCGGGCCCGATTTTCAAGTCGCTGCCGCACCTGGCCGTGTTCCGCGGCGCTGGCCCGACGATCCGGCCGACCACCTCGAACAAGGTCGACCTGCGTTCGATGACCGGTGCGACAGCCGGCTGGGGCAAGCTCGAACTGAACACCGGCACGGTCGACGCCAACGTGGTCCCGAACACGCCGGTTGACACGATCGAGGTCCACGACCTGACCGCGATGTCGCGGATCGGTGTCGACGAGCTGGCCGACACCGACACGAACCTGATCACGCTGATCCAAGGCATCGTCGGGCAGAAGGTCGCCGAGATGGAGGACGACGCGTTCGCGGCCGGCAACGGCGTCTCCAAGCCGTGGGGTCTGGCCGCCCGGGCGACGTCGGCCGCGAACCAGATCACCCAGGCTGTCACCGCGGCAGCGAACGCGACGCTGACCGGCGACGACCTGAAGAAGCTGCCGTACCGGGTCACGTCGCGTTACCGGTCGAACGGCGCATACTTCTTCAGCAATGACGCCGCGGAGGCGGCCGCGCTGCTGAAGGACTCCACGTCGAACTACCTGTGGCAGCCGTCCAACCAAGCCGGCCAGCCCGACGTGCTGTTCGGAAAGCGGGCGCTGACGCTGGAGGGGCTGCCGTCGATGACCGCGTCGACGGGCATCGTCGAACCGTCGGTGATCTTCGGTGACCCCGAGCTCGGGTACCTGGTCGCGGACCGGCAGCGGATCACGGTGCAGCGCCTCGACGAGCGGTACGCCGAACTCGGTCTGGTCGCGTTCCTGTTCAAGATGCGTGTCGGCGGGGACGTGATGCGCCCGCTCGCGTTCGCGAAGTACCTGCTCTGACCCACGATCGATCCGACCCCGGGCCAGGTTCGGTGGGTTCCCCCCCGTTACTGGCCGTCCCTTCCCGGGGTCGGGTCTCAACTCATCCGCAAGGGGAACCACGGAAGGATTGACACGCTGTGAACATCACCATCAACAACCACGTCAGCGGTCGCACGTCGGACGGCCGGGCGTTCGCTGCCGGCGCGGGCACGAGGACGGTCGTCGAGGACGGCGACGAGCCGATGGTCGCGCTGATGCGGGAGTGGGCCGCGACCGGTGACGTGCAGATCCTCGACGACCAAGCCGAGAAGTCCGAGCCGGACGAGGAGGAGCCGGCCGCCGAAGCCGCCACTGCCGACACCGGCGCGGAGGAGCCGGACCCGGAGGTCGTGCTCGCGGATCTGCGAGCCGAGGCTGAGGCTGCGGGTGTGAAGGTCGACGGCCGGTGGGGTGTCGACCGGCTCCGCGAGGAGATCGCCGCAGCGGGTGCCGAGGCGGCCGAGTGACCCGCATCCTGTGGCACAGCGTCCACCCTGCGGTTGGTTCGGGGTACGGCGGACAGACCGCGACGTTCGCCCCGCGGATCAAGGCCGCAGGCCACGACATCGCCATCTCCGCCTACTACGGATGCCAAGGCTTCAAGACCCAGTACAAGGGGATCCTGTGCTACCCGGCCTACGGCAAGTCGTACGGCACGGACGTGATCATCCCCCACGCCGTCGACCACTTCGGCGGCGGCCCGGGCGTCTCATTCAGAGAGGTCGCCGACAAGGGCCTGATCATCACCCTCGGCGACGTGTGGACGTTCAACCAGCCGCTGCTGTCGGAGATGAACGTCGCAGCGTGGGTGCCGGTCGACCACGAGGACGTCCCGCCGATGGTGGCCGGCTGGTTCGGGATGACGGGCGCCGTGCCGATCGCGATGTCCAGGTTCGGCGAACGGGCGCTGCAGCGCGCTGGCCTGGACCCGCTGTACGTGCCGCACGGCATCGACACCAGCGTGTTCTGCCCGGGCGACAAGGCCGAGGCCCGCGACCGGGCCGGGCTCCCCGAGGATGCGTTCGTGGTGGCGATGGTCGCGGCGAACGTCGGCCGCGACGGTGCACGCAAGGCGTTCTATGAGCAGATCCTCGCGTTCGGTGAGCTCCGCAAGAAGCACTCGGACGCGGTCCTCGCGCTCCACACCGACGTGACATCGGCGCAAGGTGTCGACATCCGGCACCTGCTGTCGGACTTCCCACCGGACAGCTACGTGTTCACCGACCAGTACGCGTACAAGGTGGGTATGTCGGCCGACAGGGTGGCCGACATCTACCGGGCCGCGGATGTCCTCACGAACACCAGTTGGGGTGAGGGGTTCGGTATCCCGATCGTGGAGGCGCAGGCCACCGGCTGCCCGGTCATCGTGACGGACACGACCGCGATGCCCGAGCTGGTGGGTGCCGGGTGGACGGTGCCGGGTGAGCGGATGTGGCACGACTCGCAGTCGGCGTGGGCGCGGCGGCCGCTGATCTCGGGGATCGTCGACGCGTACGAGCAGGCCTACGCGGAGGTGCGTGACGAGCACATGCGGGCCCGTGCGTGGGCGTTCGCGCAGGACTACGACGCCGACCGGGTGATGCAGGAGTTTTGGAAGCCTGCGCTGGAGCGGCTTGAGACGGCGATGGAGAAGCGCCGGGCCGAGGCTGCGGCTCCGGTCCAGCCACGGCGGCCTTCGGTCCGGGAGGCGGATGGGCTGCTGTGGCTGGACCGGCCCGGCACGGACGACTGGGTGGCATACAGCAGCCACGAGGCCGAGCTGTTGCCGATCGCAACAGACCTGCTGCCGGAGGATGGCGTGTTCCTCGACGTCGGCGCCCACGTCGGTCACTGGGCGCTGCGGCTCGCAGGCCGGGCGTCGGCGGTGATCGCGGTCGAACCGAATCCGGCAACGGCCCGGACATTATGGAAGCACTGCCTAATCAACGACATCGAAAATGTCTGGATCGAGCAGGTCGCGGCATGGGACTCCGATGAGGATCTGCGGCTGGAGGACCCGAACAACAAGATCGAGGGCGGCTCAACCCGCACGGTCCCGGCCGATGACGGCGATCTGCGGACGGTGTCCGGTGTCCGGCTGGACGAGCAGATCATCACCGATCGCCTCGATCTGGTGAAGATGGACGTGGAGGGCGCCGACCTCCACGCGCTGCGAGGCATGGCCGGCCTGCTCGAGCACTTCAAGCCAGCGCTGCTGATCGAGGACCACAGCATCTACGGCTACTACGAGCGCGCTGAGCTCGAGGCCCTGCTCACCGAGCTCGGCTACACCAGCGAGGTCGTCCACACGTACTTCACGCAGTGGTCACCGGCCGGGCAGACCGACGAAGTGCGCCGCGCCGACTACCTCGTCTGCAAGCCAGATGGGGCCGACTGATGACGAACACGCTGGTTGACCCGCCCGACCTCGCCGACTACCCGGGTGCACCGTTCCCGGCCGCCGCGGTCGACGCCGCGGTCGCCAACCTGCGCGAAACCGTCGGCTGGCACATCGCACCACAGGTCACCGAGACCCTAACCGTGCACGGCAGCAACACCGAGCTGCTCGTACTGCCCACCCTGAAGATCGTCACCGTCACCGCGGTCCGCGACGTGTCCGGCACCACCCCTGTCACCCTGACCGGGTACCGGGTCAACTCCAAGGCCGGCCTACTGCAACGCGAAGAGGGTTGGCCGGACGGGTTCGAGGTCGTCGAGGTCGACCTGACCCACGGGCTCACCGAATGCCCGAAGGACCTGCTGCCAGCGGTGGCCTGGTTCTGTCAGCGGCAAACCGTGGACGCATCGGTGGCGTCGGAGTCGCTCGGGTCCTGGTCGGAGTCGTACTCCAACCCGGCGTCGTCGTTTCGTACACCGGTGGTGGAGTACCCGATTGAGACCATCGCCCGGTACACGGTGTGGACGGAGACCTGACCAATGGGCCTTCCACTGCGCAAACGCACCCACACGATCACCGTGGAACCGTTCCAGGGTGACAGCGCGTATGGTCCGGTGTTCGGGGCGCCGGTCCAGGTGACGTGCAGGGTCGACGAGGCGCAGCGGCTAGTCCGGTCGAACACCGGCGAGGAGGTCGTGTCGTCATCGACGGTGTTCTGCGACCTGGACACGGTGATCCCGGCCGGGTCCCGGGTCACCGTCAACGGTCGTACGACGACGGTGCTGGCGCTGGCGGCGTTCGACACCGGCGGCCGGTCCCGCCTCGATCACAAGGAAGCGAGCCTGGCATGACGGTCACGGTCAAGTGGCACGGGGCGAAGGCGAAGGCAGCCGTCCACAGCGGCGCCGCCAGTGGGCTGCGGGATGCGGCTGACGACTGGTTCGACGCTACCCAGCGCGCGGTGCCAGTGGAGACCGGTGCACTGAAGCGGTCCGGGAATCTCAATGTCGACGAGGCGACGCTGCACGCCGACATCACCTACGGCGGCGGCCTCAGCCGCGACTACGCCGGGATCATCCACGAGAAGCTCGAGATCCATCACGACAACGGGTCAGCGAAGTACCTCGAGAACCCGACCAGAGCCGCGGCCCCGCGGGTCGGACCCACCATCGCGGCGGCCATCCGCCGGAAACTCTGACAGGGAGACCAACCCATGGCACTGCTCACCGAACAGGACATCAGCACGGTGGCCGGCGCGACCATCAACTACACCCAGGCGAACGCCTCCGACACGTGGAAGCACACCGGGCAGCCCGCCAAGCTGCTCGTGCGGACCGGCGCCACCGGCGCCATTCAGGTCACCATCACCACCTACAAGAACGTGCAGGGACTCACGGTCCCGAACCGGATCCTGGCCGGTATCGGCACCAACCAGGACCGGGCTTTCCCCCTCGACCAGAACCTGTACGCCAACCCGGCCGACGGCCTCGTCACGATCGCGATCACGCCGACCACCAACGTCACCACCGCCATCGTCGTCAACTGACCGAGGGGCTGTCTCATGGGGTTCACGACCGACCTGCTGACCGGCATCGCGCAACGCCTCGATGCCGAGACGGCCGCGGTCTGGGAACCCCTCGGCGTCTACACCACCGACCAGATCGGGATCGTGCTCGGCGTCCCCACCCAACAGCCACCATCGCTGGTCGCGCTGGCCGCCTACGGCAACAGCGACGACCCGGCCCTGTCGGACTCCACCATGCAGATGCAGGTCCGGGTCCGCGCCCCGACCGCAGACCCGCGCCCCGCCGACGACCTCGCCGACGCCGTGTTCGACATCCTGCAGGGACTACACGGCGCCGACCTGATCAGCGGGGTCCGGCTCGTGTACGCCCGGCGCGTCTCGACCCTGCCGCTCGGCATCGACGGCAGCGGCCGGCAGGAACGCGCCGACAACTATGACCTGATGGTTCACCGGCCGTCAGCGCACCGCGAATGAAGGAGTGACTCATGCCTGCTACTACCAAGGTGCCGCTCGGCGCGTCGACGACCGTCAGGAAGTGGTACCTCGACGTCAACACCGGCACGTTTGCGTCCCCGACCTGGGTCGGTGTGTTCGGCATGACCGAGTTCAAGCCGGGCATCGAACCGACCCTGCAGGACGACTCTGACATGGACTCCGGCGGTTACAAGTCGCAGACCAAGACGGCCGAGTCGTGGGCGTTGGAGTGCAAGGTGGCGCGGAAGGTGACCGCGGCCAGCTCCACGGCGTACGACCCGGGCCAGGAGGTGCTTCGGCTCAAGAGCATCGGCACGTTCGGGCCGGCCAACTCCGTCGACATCCGGTACTACGAGATGGAGCCGTCCGGGCCCCGGATCGAGGCCTACCGCGGGAACGCCGCTGTCACTTGGTCCCCGGACGGTGGCGCGATGGACGACACCGACAAGGTCTCGGTCACGCTGACCGGGCAGGGCAAGCTGACCCCGATCACCCACCCGTCGCCGTAAACCCACGAAGGGGAACCCGTCATGGCGTTCAAGGATCTCGGCGACTGGACCGAGCTGGGTGGGCTGGAGCTCCCGATCAGCGGGAAGACGTACAGGCCGCCGCCGGTGTCGGCCGAGCTCGGTCCGCGGTTGCAGGCGCTGGTGTCGACCGGGATCAACATTGCGATCAGCGGCGGGGTCGGCGAGGACGACCGGGCGGTCCTCGACGACGCCGCGGAGATGGAGCTGTACAAGGACGTTCTCGGTGAGGTGTACGCCGAGATGGTCGCGGACAAGGTGCCGTGGGCTGCGTTGAAGCATGCGGCGATGACGGTGGTGATCGACGCGGCAACGAACCGTGAGACGGCAGAGATGTTCTGGTTGAGGCAGGGAAAATCTCCGCGGCCGCGGAAGAGGCCGGCCGACCGTCTCCCGAAGGACCCCAAGGTTACGGCGATCAGAACGCGGAAGGCCTCTACCGCTGGTATGACATCGGCCCGGAAGGCCGCAGCACCGCAGGCCCAGCGTGGGAGGAGATCCTCGAGCACTGGCGGCTGATCGAGGCCGACATGCATCAGATGTACGGCATCGACCTCGACGACCGTGACCTTCTCCGGGCCCGCACGTGGCGATGGTTGAAGGCCCGGATCCTGGGACTGCTGGATGAACCCGATTCCCGTCTGTACCGAACGCTGATCCCACAGCCGAAGTCGAAGGAGGAACCGTGGCGCTGAAGGTTGGTGAACTGGTCGCCGCCCTCGACGTCGACGACGACGGATTCGTCCGGGGGATGCGCAAGGCAGAGACGGAGTTCAAGGCGTCCGGTCGGCGGATCGAGACCCAGGCGGGGGCCACCGCGGACGGTGTCGGTCGCGAGTTCAGCAAGGGCGGCGACAAGGCTGGCCGCTCCTTCGGCTCGACCTTGAAGCATTGGTTCACTGGTTCGGGCTCGAAGGACATGCAGACCTCTGGGTCGTTTGGTGCGTCGGTGTTCGGCTCGGGCTTTCTCGGTGCATTGAAGACGCCTGTCCTGGGCCCGGCGATCGCGGCGATTCTGTTGGCTGCGGTCGCAACGGCGCTGCCAGCGGTCGGTGCCGTCGCCGCCGGTGGGCTTGTCACCGGGTTCGGCGCCGGGCTCGCCGGTCTCGGCATCGTGTTCGCGGCCAAGAGCGAAGCCGTGAAGAAGGTATGGTCGGACACCCTGACGGCCATGGGTGCCGACATGCAGCTTCTCGCCCGTCCCTTCGAGAGCACCTTGATCGTGATCGCCGGGATCTTCCGGCGCACCTTCGACGCGTTCAACCCGTACCTGGCGCGAGCGTTCGCGAAGATGGCCGGCCCCATTCAGAACTTCGTGGACTCCGCGGCCCGGGCGCTGGAGGGTCTGATCCCGGCGATCGACCCGATCACCGACGCGTTCAACAGGGTGCTCGCGTCGCTGGGGCCGGCGCTGCAGTCCGCGGTGAGTGACCTGTCCGACGGGCTGATCGCGCTCGCCAAGAGTGTGGAGGAGAACCCGCAGGCCCTGGCGGACGTGGTCGAGGGTGTCGGTGGCCTGAGCCGTGAGGCGCTCGGGCTCATCACCACGCTGAACGACGTCAATGGCCAGTTCAGTGACCTGACCGGCGGCTTGTCGCTGGTGGAGATCACCATCGGAGCCGTCTCTGGTCCCATCATCGCGTTGAAGGCGGTGTTCGACGGGTTGAGTTTCACCCTCGGTCTGGTCAATGCGGCGTTCAGCCACTCGAGGACGGACGTCGACGCCAACGCGCACAGCATGCTCACCGCAGCCGATGCGGTCTCGGCCGCCGCGAAGGCTCACGGGGACCTGGGCCTGCAGGCGCAGCATGCCGGTCCGCCGATCAAGAGCGCCGCCGAGAAGATCCAGGCGGCAAAGGACGCGGCCGCCGCGGCAAAAGTGAACTTTGAGGCACTGATTACCTCCATGTTCCGGCTGCAGAACCTCGCCCTGGGCTTGAGTGGGGCGCAGATCAACCTTCAGTCCGCGTTCGATGATGCGTCCCAGGCGATCAAGGACAACGGCACGACCCTGAACATCAATACCGAGAAGGGCCGGGCGAACAAGACGGCGCTTAACAACGTCGCGAAGGCCGCCAACGACCAGACCGAAGCGATCATCCGGGCCGGCAAAGGGTACGTCGCGGCGGCGACCTCGGCTGAGTCGTCGCGGAGGAACTTCGTCAAGATCGCGATCCAGATGGGCATGAGTAAGACGGCGGCGCAGAAGCTGGCGGCGCAACTGATCGCGATCCCGAACGTGGTCCGGACGGCGAAGCTGCAGGCAGACAAGACCCAGCTGGAGTACAGGATCCGGCAGGCTAAGCAGGCGTTGGACTCCCCGAAGCTGACCGCCACCAAGAAGGCAAAGCTGACCGCCTACATCGGCGAGCTGCAGCGTCAGGTCAATGCGGCGCAGGCCAAGATCAACTCGCTGCGCGGCAAGACGGTGGTGATCCGGTACACGGCGACCGGGGTGAACCTGACGGCACCCTCGAGTGTCGGCCGCCGGCAGCACGGTGGCCCGGTCGCGGCCGCCGGTGCGTACCTGGTGGGTGAGCGTGGCCCGGAGATGTTCGTGCCGAAGACGGCCGGCGTCGTGGTCCCGAACACCCGGTTGAACACGGCGCCGCGCGCCTGGGGCGGCGGTAGCGGTAGCGGTGACATTCGGGTTGTCCTCGAGCTCCGGTCCAGTGGTTCCCGCTGGGATGACCTGCTGGTGCAGCAGATCGCCGGGGCCGTTAGGGTACGAGGCGGCAACGCGAAGATCCTCGGGATCAAATCATGACGTTCCCCTCTGATCCGCGCGGCGTCACCTTCGAGATGTACCTCAACGGCACCTGGGTCGACATCACCGCCGACGTCGACCCGGAGACCGGTCGGGGCCCGGTCCTGGACCGCGACGACATCGTCATCACCTACGGCAGCCCCGACGAGGCCGGCACCGCGGCGCCGGCAACCTGCAACCTCACCCTGAACGACAGGCTGAAGAAGTACTCGCCCCGCAAAGCCACCAGCCCCTACTACCCCTGGCTGGGCCAGAACACCCCGGTCCGGGTCGGGATCAAAGGCCTGACCGAGACGGTCGACACGTTCACCCGCACCGTCGCGACCGGGTGGGGAACCTCCGACGAGGGCATCGTCTGGTCGGTCGCGGGTGTGGGCGGCACGATCAGCCCGTCCGACCAGTCGGTCAGCGGCGGCAAGGGCCTGCACTCGGTGCCCGCTGCGAGCGCCTACCGCAGCAGTCATCTCGCACCGGATGTCGCCGCGGTCGGCCCCGATGACAGCTACCTGAACCCGAACGTTGCGGTCACGGTGTCGGTCCCGTTCACCGATGTCACCGGGGGCCCGCTCGAACCTGCGAACATCATCCTGCGTGGCCAGTCCAGCTCGGACTACTACCTGGCCCGGGTGACGATCGAGACGAACGAGACGGTCACGCTGGCGATCCGGCGGGAGACCGCCGGCACGGTAATCGCCGGGCCGGTCACCATCAGCGGCCTGACCCATTCCGCTGGGCAGTCGCTGCGGGTCCGGTTCCAGGCACTCGGCACGACATTGCGGGCACGGGTGTGGAACGCCGCCGCGGCCGAGCCGGACACGTGGCACCTGTCGACCACGTCCAGCCTGATCAACGCCTCAGGGTTCGTCGGCGTCCGGTCTGGTATCGGGGCGGGGAACACGAACACGAAGCCGGTCGTGTTCAGCTATGACGAGTTCGAGGGGCCGGCGTTCCGGTTCACCGGTGAGATCGCGCAGCTGCCGCCCCGGTTCAACGACACGGGCAGCGACAGATGGGTTCCGCTGACCGCGGCGGGGATCCTGCGCCGCATCGGGCAGGGCTCCCAGCCGGTCGCCAGTGCCCTGAAGGCGTACTACCTGTCCGGCCAGCCGGTCACGTACTGGGCGCTCGACGAAGGCACTGACGCGACCGTCGGACATCCGACCGCCGGCACCTACATGTCGTCGCTGTTCAAGCGGGTGTACCTGAAAGGCGTCTACACCTTCGGGGACGGGCTCCTCGCCCCGCACCTCGACATGGTGATGAGAATCGACGACCTGCAGCCCGCCGCCGGGTACGACTTCCTCGCCGGTGGCTGCGTCGGGTCGCAGGCCACTCCGAACGCATTCGCGTGGGAGTTCACCTACCGGCATATCCCGGCGACGAACGGCGGCGCCAACAACGTGCCGACCTGGTTCTTCCAGGCCGGTGTCGACGGCACTGCGGTCAACACCCGCGATGAGTGGCGGCTCATCATCCAGAACGGCAGTGGCGACTTCCAGCTTCAGCTTTGGTTGGACACCAACTTCGCCAACACCGGCGTGACACTCGGCACGTCGGCGACGCTGGACGCGGTCACCGACGGGCTGCTCCACCACATCCGGATACAGGCCAACCAGGTCGGCGCCAACGTCGACTTCGCCGTCTACGTCGACGGCGTCTCGGTCATCTCCGGCACCCGCAACACGCACACGCTGCGCCGCAGCCAAGACGTCCACGTCCACTACGACCGGTCCACCGGCCAGGACCTGCTGGCACTCGGCCACATCATCGTGTGGGAGACCACCGCGAACATCCCACCGGTCGCGACCACGGCCGGGCTCGCGCATGGGTTCGCCGGGGAGACCGCAGGCCGCAGGTTCGAACGGCTCTGCGGTGAGACGGGCACCCCGTTCGCCAGTATCGGCGACCTTGACGACACGCTGATGATGGGCTTGCAATACGAGGACTACTTCGCGAACCAGCTGACCGAGATCGAAACCACGGACCAGGGCCGCATCTACGAGCCGCGGAGTCGGCGCAGGGTCGGCTACCGGACCCGGACCAGCCTGTACAACCAGGCGCCTGCCGCGGTGCTGTCGGTGACAGCGGGCCAGTTGGACGATCCGTTCGAACCGGTCGACGACGACCAGCAGCTCCGCAACGACGTGTTCGCTCAGCGGCGCAACGGCGGCTCGTACCAGGCGACACTGTTGACGGGCAGGCTGTCGGTGCTCGAGCCGGAGGCGGGTGGTGTCGGCCGGTACAAGGACGAGGTTCAGGTAAACGTCCAGACAGACGACATGCTGCCGGCGTCGGCCGGGTGGCTGTTGCACCTCGGCACGGTCGACGAGCCCAGGTATCCGCAGATCGCGGTCGACCTGGCCGGCAACGTGGCCGCGGACCAGGACCTGTCGAACGACGTGCTGAGCATCAAGGTCGGTGACCGGGTCGACATCACCAACCTCGCCGTGCTCGGCATCGACGATGATGCGTCGGTCATCGTGCTCGGCTACACCGAGACGCTGAACCACCACACGCACCGGATCGTCTTCAACTGCGCGCCAGCATCCCCATACGAGGTGAACGAACTTGATGACGGGATCTCACGGATCGACCCCGACGACGGCTCCACCCTGGCGTCCGGGGTGACCAGCACCGCCACATCCCTGTCCGTGGCCAGCGCCGGGTTCCTGTGGACCACGGCCGGTGGCGACATGCCGATCCCGATCATGGTCGGCGGCGAGGAGATGACTGTCACCGCGATCAGCGGTGCGAGCTCACCGCAGACGTTCACCGTCACCCGCAGCGTCAACGGCGTGGTGAAGACCCATTCGACCGGTGCCGTGGTCCGCCTCAAGCGGCCTGGCGTCGTGGCGCTATGAGGGGACACTGATGGCCTACGCACCGCACAATCCGTGGACTGCCGGAGAGAAGGACGCCGCGGCCAAGCTGCAGACCTTGACGGATGCGTTGAAGGCGATCGGTGACCCGTGGCAGTCGTGGACCCCGGTGCTCACCTCCAGTGGCACCGCTCCCACCTACAGCAGCAGCGGCACCTACGTCCACGCCGGCCGCTGGGTCGTGTTCGAGTTCAACATCACGATCACCACCGCGGGTACCGGCAACTACACCATCACTCTCCCGGTGACCGGTCTCAATCTGTTTCCCCGGTCGTTCGTCATCGCCGGATGCTATGACCAGAGCGCCGGGCTCGTGTATCCGCGGCACGGCGTGTCCACCGGTTCCAACACGGCGTTCGTGCTGAACAACACCGACTCCACCCGGGTCAGCGCAACCTCGCCGTTCACTTTTGCATCCCCTGACCAGATCGCTGGCTACGGCTCCTACCAGGCGGCGGCGAACCCCTGATGACCGGCCGGGGTGATGAGTGAATGGCCTTGAGATTGGTGCGGCGCTCACGGGTCTGGCGGCCTTGGTCACCGCCGTATTCGGGGGCATCGCCGCGCTACGGCAGGCCGGCCGCGAGGACCGCGCCTACGAGCGGCTGCGGGATCATGACATCGAACGGTTGCTGCGACTCCTGGAGGAACGGGACCGGAAATCGAGAAGTGGGGTGAACGGTGAACGGTAACCACGTGCAGCATCGGCGGTGGCCGGCGGTCATCGTCGCCGTCGGGATCGCCTACCTCGCGATCCTCAGCACCGTGACACTGCTGTACGGGATCTCGCAGCGGGAGGACAAGGAAGCCTCCACCGCAGAGAAGGTCACCCTGGCCGAGCAGGTGAAGAAGGCATGTGATACCGGTGGCGCCGCGGCGAAGGAGCTCGGCGCCGCATGCGGGAAGGCGCAGGAGATCTCTCAGCGGGGCGAGAGGGGTGAGCCTGGGTCCACGGGCCCGGTCGGGCCGCGAGGCCCCAGAGGCCCCCAAGGACCGCCGGGCGCGAGGGGTCCAGCGGGTACGACCCCCCCGTGCATGCTGACCTCGTTCCACTGCCAGGGGCAGCCCGGCAAACCCGGCCCGACGGGCCCCGCCGGCACTGATGGTGTGGATGGCACGGACGGCACGGACGGGGCCGCCGGTACGACCGGCCCCGAAGGCCCGGCCGGGCCGCAGGGACCAGAGGGTCCAGCTGGTCCGACCGGCCCGACCGGTGCCGACGGCCGCAGCATCGTCACCGTCACCTGTGACGCCAACCAGCCCATCACCTTCACGTTCTCGTACAGCGACGGCACCACCCAGACTGTCAGCTGCGGCGACGGCAACCCACAACCAGCGTCGACGAGCCCGAGCCCCTAGGAGCCCTCATGCGTCGAACCCCCAGCACGATCCTGGCTGTGCTCGCCACGGTTCTGTTCGCGATCCAGCCAGCACAGGCCGCCAAGCCGACCGGAACGGGATCAGATTCAACAGGTGCACCCGAGTCCACGGCTGTCGCCACGCAGACTCTCCCGCTATCAACTGACACGGCTGAGATCGGCCCCTATTGGAATCTCAGGTGGGGCAACGACTCGAACCCGCCTCACATCTGTGTCAACAACATGTCTCAATTCGCCATGCAAACCGCCACTGAACAGTGGGACTACCAGGCCCACGACCTGTTCCTTGTCTACCAAGACACAGACGGCGACTGCCTGTTGTGGAGCGACAACGAACGCATCGACGTCGAAAACGGTTACAACCCCAGCCAGGCATGCGGATACACGTGGTACCAGTACAACTCCAACAACCAGATCACCCGGATGATTCTCTACCTGAACGCTACGCCGGAGAGAGCAAGCTGCTGGTCGAGCCAGATCCGCAAGAATCACTTCGCCTCGAAAACACTCGGTCTGGGGCTCGGGAATCGACTGATTACCACCTACTGCCCGTGTGACATCTACGTCATGCGTGCGGAGTCATTCGACTCGATCTCGTGGGCCCAGCCTGCCGACGGCCGCACCTTCGACTGGTACAACTGATGGCTTGGTTCCCCGGCGCGATCCGCAAAGAAGTCACCCGGCACCGCACCCCGATGAGCCGCTACCGCGGCCACTGCCTCCACATCGCGGTCAGTGAAGGCTCAAGCCTGTTCAACTACTTCAACATCCCCGGCAACCCGACGTCCCACTTCTACGTCCGGTACACCGGGGTCGTCGAGCAATACGTCGACACCCGGTTCGTGGCACCCGCCCAGGTCGAGGGCAACCCGACGATGATCGGCACCGAGACCCAGGGCGGCACCACAAACCTGAACACGGTGGGCTGGACCGCCGCGCAGTTGGAGACGATCGCCCGGCTCAACGCATGGCTGCACGAGACCCATGGCGTCCCCCTCATGGCGATGCACGACTCGCTCCCGTCATCGACCGGCGTTGGCTATCACCGGCTCGGGATCGACCCGTGGCGGGTCGACGGCGGCGAGCACTGGTCGAACTTCTACGCGAAGGAATGCCCCGGCGACAAGCGCATCGCCGAAGTTGCCGGCACCATCACCCGCGCCATCCAAATCGTCCAAGGAGAACCCGTGGCACTCACCCTCGAGGATGCCGATCTGGTCGTTGACCGGCTCCTGGCCCGCAAGCTCAACGACCAGACCGGGTCGGTCAACAACGTGCTCATCACCACGTTCGGCCGGCTCGGATTCCTCCAGAGCCTGTTCGCGGAAGGCGGCTCGATCGAGACCCAGCTCGACACGATCCAGGCCGCCATCGAGGGCCTGCCTGTCGGGACCGGTGGCCTGACCGAGGCGCAGGTCCAGGCGGCGTGCGATGCTGCGATCCGCGCCCGCTTCGCCGACGTGGACGGTGCATGATGACACCCCGCCCCGTCCTCACCGTCATGAGCATCCTCGCCGGCCTCCAGATCCTCGCCGGCGGCGCTGCTCTCGGTGACGTCGTCGGCGCCAAGACCGCCGGTCTGATCGTCGTCGGCATCGCCGCCATCCAGGGCGGGGTGCAGTTCTGGGTCCAGGGCCAGGTCACGCCGATGTCGAACGTGGCCGCGCGCCGGGTCGACGACGGCCGGATCATCCTCGGCCCGGCCGCCACACCCGTCCTCGCGGGTGACGCGAACGCCGGGGAACCTGCGATCGTGAACCTGAAACCGTCGACATTTCCGGAAGGCTGGACACCATGACCAACGTCCTCCCCGACGCCACGAAGAACGCTCTGCTTGACTCCGCGGTCGCTGGCGGGCTCCTCACCACCCCGCACCTCAGCCTGCACACCGGGTTCCCACCGGCCGGCGGCAACGAGGTCACCGGCGGGTCCCCGGCCTACGCCCGGCAGCCGATGGCCTGGTCAGCTGCGTCCGCCGGATCCAAGGCGATGACCGGCACCGAGATCTTCGACGTTCCGGCCGGCACCACCGTCCGGGCGATCGCGACGTACGACGCCCTCACCGCGGGGACACAAAAGGCGTGGTCCCCCGCAGGTGCCTCGGCCCGGATCTCGATCAACGTGCCCGACGCCGCAGCCGTCACCGCCAACACCATCTATTCCGAAGCGCACGGTCTGGCCTCCGGCAACTCGATCCTGTTCTGGGCCACCGAGCAGGGCAACGCCGGCCTCCCCGCTGGACTCGCCGAGGACACCGAGTACTTCGTGATCGCTACCGGCCTGACCGCCGACGCGTTCCAGGTGTCGGCCACCATCGGCGGCGCCGCAGTCGACATCACCGATGAGGGTGTCGGCGACGCCCAGAAGTTCATCCCGGAGACTTACGGCGCGCAGGGCACCTACACCGCGTCCACGTTCACCGTCTCACTGCCGGGCTGACAGGAGCATCCACCATGAGCTTCAACACTGGCCAGCAGGTCGAACTCCTCTACAGCCTGCCCGGACCGATCACGAAGAACACCTGGACGACCATCGCCGCGTACACCGGCGTAGTCGGCACGAACACGGTCTGCTCGATCCCGGCCGGCTGGGCGATGAACGAAGGAGTCAATCCGGTCGGCCGCGCCTTGCAACTGAAAGTGATGGGATCGATCGCCAACACTGCGGCGGCAACTTTCGCGAACGCCATCAACATCAACCCAACGCCCGGAACCAGCACCGGAAACATCGCAATCAACACCGCGTACACGCCGACTGCTTCGGTCGTTGCTCAATGGGTGATCGAGGCGTGGTTCACGATCACCGCGTTCGCAACCAGCACGATGACGCTCCAATCCAACGGCACGGTCACCTACGGTACGGCCGCGACCGGCGGCGCGGTTTACACCGCTGCCCCACAGCAGATCTGGGGTGGCACCTGGACCGGGCTCGACCCGCGCGTCACCCAGTACGTTGAACTGTTCGGCACCTGGTCGGCATCGAACGTTGCGAACCAGACCGTCGTCCAGCAGATGCTGCTGTCGGGTTTGAACTGAGGTGCTCACCAACCCGAGAGGTATCGCCGCCTAGGCCGGGAGGCTGACCGATGCCGATCACCGAGGACGCCAGCGCGCCGGCAGCGGTCACCAGCACCACGAACGTCGCCACCACCGGGTCGTTCACCCCAGCTGCCAACTCACTGATCATCGCGATCGCCAACGCGGGCAACAACACCGGCGCCGGGACGATCACCTGCCCGGTCACCGACTCGCTCGGCAGCTCGTGGACGCTGCTGAAACGCAGCAACACCGACCCGGTCAACAGCGCCGGATCGTCCGAGGTGTGGGCGATGGACGCCGGCTCCTCACCATCGGCCCGGACTGTAACCGCGACCGGTACCGGCGGCGCCAACGCGGTGGGCACATCGCTGTGCGTGAAGGTTCTCACCGGGGCCAACCCGGTCGCATCCGTCCTCGGAGCATCCGCAAACCCCAATGGCGGCAACAACTACACGATCGCGCTCACCACCACCACCGCCGGATCGCTCGTCATCGGCGGCCTGTCGCGACTCACCACGAACGTCACGCTGACCGCCAACGGATCAACCACGGCATGGCAGTCCGTCTCGGACGCAACCAACACCGAGACCTATGGGGCATGGCGAGCGGTTAACCTCACCGGCACACCGGGCGCGGATACCTACGGCTACACGAACACCACAGCCGCGGCCCAGGTCCTGGTTGCCGTCGAACTCCTCGCCGGTGCATCGACAGAGGTCTCACGTCCGTCCGCCCGCCCAGGAAAGACATGGAAACGCCGGTTCAAGCATCGGCAGATCCTCGCGGCGGCCCCGGTTGTCGCGGCAGCGGGGGCCATCGGTGACGGTGTTGTCGCCCAGCGGTCCGCCACCGAGTCCACCGGGGTCAAGGCCATCAGCGGCGCAGGAATGGGCGCACAGCACACCTCCAGCGCCGCGGCCGGAAGCAAGCAGACCGCCGGGGTCGGTGCCGCCACGCAGCCGGCCGCCACTGGAACGACCGGGGCCAAGAACGCGTCCGGTGGCGCGGCCACCACCCAGGCAACGGCCACAGCATCAACCGGCCGGAAGAACGCGACCGCCGCTGGCATCGCGGCACAACGATCGGTTACCTCGAGCACGGGACTGAAGAACGCCGCCGGGGCCGGCAGAGTCGAACAGGGCACTACGACACAGAGCACCGGGAGCTCCACCACGGTGATCAGTGGCGCCGGGCTCGCCGCGCAGCGAGCGTCGACCGCTTCCACGGGCACTAAGAACGCGTCCGGTGCCGCCGCAACCCGGGTCCGGACCTCGACCGCCGGCACCGGCGTGCACGGCGGGATCGGCGCAGGTATGGCCGCCGTGCGTACCGCATCGCGCTCCATCGGGATCCATCAAGGCACCGGCACCGGGCTTGCAACCGCCCGCGTCAGCAGCCTAAGCACCGGCGTTCACCGCGGCACGGGCACTGCGCTCACCTCATCGCGAAACCAGCTGCTCGCCACAGGCGCCAAGGCCGCGTCCGGCGTCGCCCGCGTCCCGCAACGCACCACGACCATCAGCCTCGGTGAGCAGATCGCCCCATATTCGCCGCTGATCGACCCGGTCACCATCCCCCGCAGCAACGCTGCGGCGGCCGCCGCACGCTCCAACGTTGCCGTAGCAGCAGCAGTCAACTCGGCAGGCGCGACCATAGACAGCAACCAGGCGTCGGCCATCCCCCGACCCAACCTCGCGGAGGCCACCCCATGAGCACCCCCGTCATCGCCCGGCCGTTCGAGATCAAACAGCACGACCTCGAGCCGCCGCTGATCATCGACCTCTCAGGTTCGGCCGGCGACCTGTCCACCGTGAGCTCATGGAAGGTAATCGGCTCCCGCGCCGGCACAGTCGTGTTCACTGACACGGCCCCGACCGTGACCGTGGGCTCGCCAGTCACGACTGCGGCGGTCAAGCACACTTGGACTGCGCCGCAGACCGACACCGCTGGCAAGCTGCAGGTCGAGGCTGAGGCGACATGGCCCGGCGGCCGCAAACAGACCTTCCCCGCCAACGGGTACGTGATCGTGAACGTGGTTCCCGATCTGGCCTGAAGCCCGGAAGGCTCCCGCAATCCAACAGCGGGGGCCTTCCGCCGGAGAGCCTATCCCCGGACCGGGCTGGATCTATCGTTCCTCGATGTGCTCGGATATGACCTGCACCGTGACGGTGAAGCCAGCATCGCGCAGGCCCTTAGCCATCGCATCGGCCATAACCTCAGCCTCGTGCGATTCGACACTGTGTAGGGACAACTCGAAATGGCCACCACGGAAGTACCCATCACGCACCACCAATAGCCGGGTGGTTGGTTCACTGCCAGTCATCAGAACGTTGCCTCCGCCGTGACCCGATCGAACGACTGACTGGCATCACCATCCGGGATGCAGTTCAGCGTCCCGATCTGACGGGGTTCGAGATCACTGCTGTTGCACATCACATTCCCGACGACCTCATCACCGTGTAAGAGCTTGACGTGGAAGAACGCGGTTGATGTCCGATCCGAGATGTTCTGGACTTTGCCGGTGACGTCAAACTCTCCGGCCGTGTTGATGACCTTCCATCCAGCGAGTGTCTGATGCTTCCCGATCGTGAACGCCTGGCCCACCACCACCGACCGCGGCGTACTCCTACCAGGCGTTGCCTCGGTGTCCTTCGCGGCCTCGTTGCCCACTGCGACGATGAACGCCACACACCCGCCCATCATCACCACGAAGATGACAGCGAGGACGATGAACACGTTGCGGACGCGATGGCCTTTCTTGGCCGGCGGCGCCGGCTGATATGGGTACTGCTGCTGCTCTGTCATGGCGTCTCTTCCTCGGTGCCGTTGACCGGATGGGAGTCGACCTCGATGGTCAACTCGACCGATGTGCCGTCAGGGCTGACGACTGCGCCACGTACGACACCCTCGCGTGCAGAACCATCCGGCATGTTGACCCTGATCGTCTTACCAATCTGCGAATCGAACGCCGTCGAGTCGAACCGCTCGCCGGGACTTGCTGGATATGTGAAGGTCATCATGCTGACAGTCTCCTGACCGCGGACGTCTTTGCCCGCGACTCGACCTGCGTGTAGATCTGCGTGGACGCCACCGAACGGTGACGCATCAACTCCTGAACAACCCTCAGATCACCGGACTGCCGCAGCGTCTCGGTGCCGAACCAGTGCCGCAGCTGGTGGGCGGTGACGTGATACCCGGCGCGGGTGAACGCGGCCGCTATCGTCCTCGACACCGCCTTCGCCGCCACATGCCCATGATCACGGCCGGGGAACCACCATCCGACCACTGGGTAGCCGCGGGTCAGTTGCGCGACCAGTGGATGCACCGGCATCCACTCACCGCTGCCACCCTTCCCGACCACGTAGAACCGGTCCCCGTCGAAGTCTTGTCCGGTGACGCGGGCGATCTCGCAGCAGCGGAGCCCGGCGTACAGGCCGAGGACGATGTAGGCGCGGACCCGGCGCGGCGCCCCGGTGAGGACCGCGTGGATCGCGTCGCCCGGCGCCGGGCGTGGTACCGCCCGCGGTGTCCTCGGCGAGCGCAGCAGCGTCGTCGGGTCATCGGCGCGTAGGCCTTGTTCGAGCAGCCACCGGTGCCATTGGCGGGCGGTGATCAGGTAGGTGCGGCGGGTCCAGTCGTTGTGGCAGTCGGCGAGCCACGCGACGATCTGGGCGGTGGTGAAGGTGACCGGATCGGGGTTGCCGCTGTGGTTCATCAGGGCGCGGATGCCGTAGAGCCGGGTGGTGACGGTGTTCTCACTGCCGCCGTTGGCTTGGATCCACTGTGTCCAGGCGATCAGGTACTGCGTGTGCATGGTGTTCCCCCTCATGCTGCTCGCTCCCCCCGAGCGTCAAGGTCACTCACGCTAGTCCGGTGGTGACTGGTTGTGAAGGGGATGACGTTAGAACTACCGGTACTCCCTTGTGCCGCGATCTCTCCGCCACGGAGCCATTCGTAGGGCACGCCGGTGCGCAGTGCCCAGAGGCGGATGGTCTGGGTTGAGGGTTCGATGCGGCCGTTGATCCATGTGGACACGGTGTTGCGGGCGACGCCGAGGTAGTCGGCCATCTCTTGGACCCCGACGCCTGATGTGCGTAGGGACTTGCGCATGCGGTCCGCCAGATCCCATTCAGGTGGCGCACCCCCGAAGGCACTAGTGCTCATGCACCGAGTGTTGCACTATCACGCCTAGTAGTGCAACACCAGATGACACCAAGGGTTGTGCACCATCTGACATTGTGCAACAGTCGTGGCATGACAGACCGTGAGCCGAAGTACATCCCGACCGCCGAGGTCTGCGCTCGGCTCGGCATCGACAAGAGCACCGTCAGCCGGTGGGTGGCGTCCGGGAAGCTCACCCCCGCGCTTCGCTCGCCGGCAGCGATGTGGTTCGACCCCGCCGATATCGACAAGGTCAAGGCCGAGCTCGATGCGGCCGCGAACGGGGCCAACGCATGAGCGCCGACTACCCGTCCGCCAGGAAGCGCACGGAAGCATGGATCGATCGAATCAAGGCCGCTGGGGCTGACAAGGCTAAGTGGGACGTTGCCATCGATGCCGACAGCTTGGCGCGGGCCGCCGATCTCAACTACATCTACGCCGAGATGTCTTGGGTACGCGACATGCCAGTTTCGAAGCCGAAGCGGCGAGGTCGCCGAGTGGACCCGAAGTCCCGCGAGCAGTTCGCGAAGTGGGTCAAGCAGACCTATGGCTGGGGCAGTAAGCAGCGGTTGAACCAGTTGCAGGCCGCGCACGAACTCCTGCCTATTCTGTCCACCGCGGTGGACAGAATACGGCCCACTGGCGAGCGCTGTCTTCGTCCTCTCGGCCGGCTCCGCGCTCAGGGCTATGGTGCTCAGCAAGCCCAGGTGTGGGCTGCGGCATGCGAGATGGCCGATGGCGAGTGCCCGACACCAGCGCAGGTCAGCCGTGCGGTGAGTGAGTTCCTCGATCGATTCAAGCCGACCGTCAACACAGCGGCCGACCCGCGGACTCCAGCCGAGAAGCGTGCCGCCCGCCGCGCCCGGCTCGTCGCCGAGTTCGACGCCATCCTCAGCGAGGACAACGCGCTCGCCGACGCCACCGTCAAGGAACTCATCCGCCACTACAACGACCACCAGAAGGTTCTGCGCGCGGAGAAGTCCGCATGACGTTCCTCGACGGGACCTGTCAGTTCTGCCACCGCTCCTACCGGACTGTGCAGTGCAGCAGGAGCGACCACTATCGGACCTGTCTTGATCTGGCGTGGGACGCAGCCGAGAAGGCCTTCGTCTCCTATGCCTGTCAGCATCCCGACCAGCAGCAGGCGCCCATCAGTCCGGCACAGCAGGGGCGCCGCCATCCCTATGAGGACGTGCGTCCCGAGTACAGCGGCTACTGCGTCATCGACGGATGCGCGTGCCCCTGTCATCGCAATGAGGTGCGCGACGAGATCCAGCTTGAGGAAGTGGGCGCGGATGGTTGACGACATCCGCACACGCCTTCAACGCAACCGCGCATACGGACTCACGAGACGCCACCAAGAACGACTGGAACGACACCGAGCGAAGGAAGAGGCAGCACACATGGCCGAGAAGTCGAAGCGTGACCCATTTGAACCCTGGATGAACGGCTTCAACTACGACCAGGCGTTCGATGGCAACACGTGGACGCTGACCAAGGGCGAGGATTTCGACCAGTCGCCCTCCACCGTCGCGGCCAAGCTGCGCAGTGAGTACGAGCGTCGGTTCGGGTCCTTGGAGATCAAGGTCGACGGCGACGCCATCTACGTGCGCCGGATCGCAGCAACCCGCTGACCCGGGGCGGCCGCCCGGTGACCCCTCCCCCGGGCGGCCGGCCCGCACCACAAGAAACGGTCCCCCGCAGCCTGCCTGGCCGAACGCGGGGGACCACGAAAGAACAAGGGGAGTGTAGCAATGAGGTACCACAATCCGATGCTCGGCGCGGATGACCCGTCCTGGTACGACTGCGGCATCCGGGTGTTGACCGGGCTGCTGCTCGTCATGGCTGGCGCGGTTGGGGCGCTCCTGGCCCTGTGGCTGCGGTTCGGCGGCGCATCATGACCGGCGTTCGGACGGGCGGCGACCTGGCCGACCTGCCGCACTCGTTCGGCGTGCACTGTACGGCGAACGCCAAGCGCAGACACAAGGTATGCCCCGGCTGCGACGGGGACTGCTCACCTGTTGGCCTGCCTCGGTTGGCTTACACGTTCGAGCTCTGCGATTGCGGCGGTACGGGGCCATCAGGCGGGCCGCCGTTCACGCACCTGGTCGAGCAGATCTGGCATCGCAATTGCCTCACCACCGAGAACGGCTGACCACGATGATTACCATCGCGCAGGTCGCGAACCTGGAAGTGAACGTCGCCCGCTGGGCAACCCGCAACGTCGACGTCCCACAGCCCGACGTGTGGAAGGCCGCGACCGCGATCATCGAGGGCATCGACGAAATCCTCGCCGCGCTGTACCTGCTGCGGGGTCGGACGTGTTCGGAGATCCGGCAGCACCAGGACTTGTATCACGCGCGGGTGGATGCGCTGGCAGCCGAGAGGCAGGCCCTGCCGTGAGCCATCGACTGGACCCGCAGGAACTGTTCGACGATGCGGCCGCGCTGCTCGCCCATAACGCCGACCCGCAACGGCTGGTGGCCGACCTCTTAAAGACGATCCGCCAGCAGGACAACCGGCTGAACGCAATCCATGACAGCTACTCGCACAACGACAAGGTGGCATGGGAGCGCGTCGACGTAGCGGAGAAGGAGCGCAACGAGTACCGCGAGGCGCTGCGCGTCGTCAAGCGAGCAGTGCGCGACATCCGGTTGGGGCGGGACTGATGCGCATCTTCGAGCTGGTGCGGCATGAGGACGTCACCGGCCTGTCCGGGACCGGCGTCATCGCCGAGGGCGTCGCCTTCACCGACGGGACCGTGGTCCTGCGCTGGGTCACCGAGCACCGGTCCACCGCGGTCTGGCCGTCCATCGCCGACGTTGAAGCGGTCCACGGGCATCAGGGGATGACCGAGGTCCACTGGCGATCCAACGGAAGGCCCTTCTCATGAGCGAGACGGAGAAGGCGGCCATGCTCGCCACCGCGATCCGCCGCTACCGCCGCGCCCGCGTCGCCGAACACGGCATGGCCGTCAACGTGTGGCGCAGCAGCGAAGACGTCGAACCCGCCGAGACGATTTGGCTGCCCGACGACATGTTCGACCACTACACGTGGGGCCTAGGCGGGTTCCCACTCCAGACGGCACCGGGTCACATCGGGTACGACGTGCTGGCCCGCATGATCGACAGGGCCCTGCCGGCGGCGACTGTGCCGCTGGACGACGAGGCCCGCTACCTGGGAAGCGAGGTGGCGGACTGATGGGGCACCGCAAGCGTGTCGTCCTGGGCCCGGACGATTTCCAGCCGGATCCGGTTGACCTGCCGTATGAGCCGCGGCCGTTGAAGCCGGGCGAGGAGCCCTGCGGATATGCCGGGTGTCTTGTGCCGATCACCCGGATCGGCGGTCGCGTGTTCCATGTCGCGAAGCCTGCTCATCCACATCGACCACGGCGGGCGGCCCACTGATGGCTGAACAGGGCCCACCATCCTCAGAGCTTGATGAGGTCGCCGGCATCATGCGGGTCATCCTCCGCGACACGGATGCGCGGCGACGCAGCGAACACATGGAGACCGCCGTTCTAGCTGCGGCGTTCGCGCTCGCGTTCCCTGGCGAGCTGTCCCGCCGGGTGCTGGTCGACACCCTGCGCACGTTGCGCGACGACATGCCCCACGGGGACAGCGAGGACCACCGATGACCGACAGCCTCGCCGCCGCGCTCGCCGAGTTCCAGACCCAGCTGCCCGAGATCCAGAAGTCCCAGACCGCGAAGGTCGACACTAAGCAAGGCCCCGGCTACAGCTACACCTACGCCGACCTGGCCGGGATCAGCAAGATCGTCATGCCACTGCTCGGCAAGCTCGGGCTGTCGTTCACGTGCAAGCCGACCTATGCCGGGGAGCCGCCGCGGTTCGTCCTCGCCTACTCGCTGCTCCACCAGTCGGGTGAGTCGATCGACGGCGAGTATCCGCTGCCGACCGGTGGCACCCCACAGGCACTCGGCTCAGCGATCACCTACGGCCGCCGCTACTGCTTGTGCGCGGTGACCGGTGTCGCTCCCGAGGACGACGACGACGGGGCCCGGGCGGCCGGTGCGCAGGCTGAGGAGGGCGCGAGCGAGCTGCGTGACGCGCGTGACGCGGTCCGCGGTGCCTGGTCCGTCACCTTCGGCGGATGGAACCAGGATGAGGCTGTCGCCTATTACGGGAAGTGGCAGGCGCGGAAGGCGAAGTCGCTGCTTGCTGCTGATGCTGCCGAGCTGCGCCGGTTCGCCGGGTTCCTCTATGCGCTGCCACCGGCCGACGCTGGCAGCGACCCCACCACCCACGAGCCCACACCGCCGGCAGGCGACCAGCCGCAGGCCGAGACCAGTCCACCACCGCTCACATCCGAACAGCGCACCAAGATCAACGCGATCATGACCAAGCTGTACGGCCGTGATAGGGCAGCGCGGATCGGCGCCCTGTCGGCCATGGTCGGCCGCGACATCAAATCCTCCTCGGACCTGACGAAGGCCGAAGCGCGGCAGGTCATCGACGAACTCGAAGGTAAAGAGGTCGGAGCCTGGCGGGGTGAATCATGAGCCGCGCGACGGATCTGCTCGACGACCTGCCCGACCTCCCGGCGTTCCTCGCCGCCCGCGCATGCCAGGAACGGACCGACCAGCTGCTCGCCGCAGCCGGATGGGACGCATGGCACATCGTCCGCACCGAGCTCCGCGACGTCATCGACTGGCTCGAAGCCGCCGAGAAGAAGGGGAAGCGGCCGACGCCGGCCGAGGTCGCCAAGGACGAGAAGACGATCCGGGACATGCGCCGGTTCGGGAAGCCGACCCCGAAACAGCAGCAGGACGCTGCCCGGCTACGGCAAGGCAAGAAGAAGGGAGGCGGCAAGTGATCGATGATGTGGACTTCTTGGAAGCGGTTGCCCGGCTCGATCGTGAAGAGGCCCGGGTCGCCGCGCTGGAGGCGAAGCTCGCCGCGGCCTGCGACGTCGTACGCGACCTTGAACGCCGCGCCAACGACCGCCTGTCCGGCAGCCCCGCCCGCGACGCAGGCCTACACATCCAGGCCGTCATGACCGCTGCGCAGCTGCGCCGTGCATTGGGGATGCCTGAGCGCATCAACAGCAGGCCAGGCTGGCAACTGCGCGAAGCGTGGCGACCATGAGACGCGCCTTGGCGCTGTTCGCGGCCGCAGCACTCGCGTTCATCCCGGCGTCTATCCCGGCGCCGGCTCACGCGGACACGTACATGAACTGGCAGTTCAGGCCCGGCCGCATCTGCGTCGACTACCACGGCTGGCAGTTCTGGCCCACCGCCGAGGCCACCCGCCGTTGGGATGCGTCGAAGCTGTGGCTGGTGGCGTGGTGGTCGTGTTCGTCGCAGCCGCGCAACATGACCGTCGTGCTCCGCACTTATCAGGACGCCGCGGTGCACGCTTGTGCGACGACCGACCCCGGGCCTGCGCTGGACGCCGGCGGCTACGTGCGGCAGATGAGCATCTGGTTGAACACAGCGCCGCAGGCCAAGGCCGGATGCTGGGCCACCTACGGGATGCGGGCCCACGTCATCTCACACGAACTCGGTCATGCGCTGGGGCTCGGCCACCCGGACCCGCGGTGCGTGTGCGTCATGTCGTACTGGGCGTACCAGTGGGCGACGCGGCTGGACATCTACCACGTCAACGCGCGATGAGGACGCCGCTTGCGCCACGATCTGTGTCGCGGGCTGGACATCGAAGGTGCGGCCGCCGGCGTCCCTACACCAGCGCGCTGGAGCGGCGCCAGATCCGCGAACTTGGGCTGCCTGGTGGGCCGGCCGACTACGAAGAGGACCACCTGATGCCGCTCGCGTTGGGTGGTGCACCCCGCGACCCGGCGAACCTGCGACCGGTGCCACTCGCCGTCGCCGAACAGCACGACCTGTGGGAGACGCGGCTCCACAAGGCCGTGTGTGACGGCAGCCTGACACTGGCTGCGGCGCAACACCGGATGAGCGAGACCAAGACGGGCCTGCGATGAGAGCGGCGCTTGCCTCAGACAACGTTGACCTAAGCAACCAGAACGGAGAAACCCTGTGACACAAAGCGAAAACCTCCCCGACCTTGAGAGCACCAAGCTCAGGTTCACCGGCGTCAAATACCAGAGCCTCAACCGCAACTTCAAGCGCGGCGACGAGCACGAGTTCATCGTCAGAGGCACCGTGGTCATGGTCGGTGAGGAGACCTTGAAGGACGGTCATGCTGGGCAGGTCGTCAAGCTCGACGTGCTGTGGATCCGGCCGACGTCGTTCGAGGAGCCCGAGGACCCGAACCAGCCGACCCTGCTCGGAGCCGACGACTGATGGCCAAGCCGATCCGCATCGCCCGCGATCTGTCACAAGGCCTCTAAGGGAGCGAGCAGTGGCGCACGTCTGCCGGCCACCCGGCGAACAACCCCCAGGCACCGTGTGGGCGTGCACCATCTGCCACCTCAACTACCAGTACGGGCCCGTCGCCGTCTCCGAGCTCGGCGGCCGTGTCCTCCACCTGTGGGTACGGATCGGGCGACCCTTCTGGACCCCTTACGGCAACCCCAAGGCGGCACCATGACCGACGATATTGCTGCTCTAGAGGCCCGTTGGCACGAGGCAGCCCGAAAGGAAGGGCCGAAGTCCTGGGCAGCGGAGAATGCGGCCTGGGATGCCATGGAGACTGCCAAACGAGCAGCAGGTATGTGCATCGAACCCGGCTGTCGTTCAGCTGGGTTCGATGCCGACGGCCGCTGCAGCGAGCATCCCGTATTCCCATGACCACGCTGGAGCAGACGACGTGGGGCGTGTGGGTGCCCGGCATCCCCCGCCCCAAAGGCTCCATGAAATGTGTCGGGCGCCGCGGCCCCATCAAACACGCCCTCGTCGAGCAAGTCGACAACGAGGCATGGCGCCGCCAAGTCACCGCCGCCGGCCGCGCCCTCCCCGTCCACGGTCTCACCTGCCCCGTCGCGCTCTCCGTCACCTTCACACTGCCCCGCCCCACCTCGCACTACGGCACAGGCCGCAACGCCGGCCGGGTCCTCGACACGGCCCCCGCATGGCCCACAGGCCGCGGCACAGGCGACTGGGACAAGTACGCACGCATCATCGGCGACGCCTGGCAGATCAAAGGCGGAGCCGGCGTCATCGTCGACGACAGCCAAATCGTCAACGGCGTGGTGTGGAAGTGCTACCCGGACACGCCCGGCTGCCCAGACCGCAGGCCCACCCCTGGCGCCGTCATCCGCCTCTACCTCATCGACGAAAGGGAGACCCTGCTGTGAGGCCACGCCTGCTCGACTTGTTTTGCGGCGCTGGCGGCTGCTCAGTCGGGTACGACCGCGCAGGGTTCGAAGTGTGGGGAGTCGATGTCTACTACCACAAGGACTACCCGTACCGGCTCACCGTCGCCGACGCTCTGGACGTCCTTCAAGACAAGGCGTTCCTCGACTTGTTCGAGGTCATCCACGCATCCCCACCCTGCCAGGAGCACACTCGCGCAAAGCATCTCCGAGCAGCGCAGGGCAAAGTTGTTCGCGAGGATGCGCAAGACCTCGTCGTCCCCGTCCGGGCCGCCCTGATAGAAGGCTGGCGCGGCCCCTACGTCATAGAGAACGTTGAGGGCGCCCCCATCCGCTCCGACGCGTTGCTCTGCGGGTCAGCGTTCGGGTTGAAGGTGCGCCGGCACCGCTGCTTCGAGACGAACGTGCCACTGGGGCTCCAGCTCGGGTGCCGGCATGCTGAGCAGGGCCGCCCTGTTGGTGTCTACGGCTCCGCAGCCGATGACATCCCCGCTGGTGGCCGCACCGCCCGGACAGTCAAGGAAGCCGGCGAGGCCATGGGCACCGAGTGGATCACCCGATGGGCCGACCAGGTAGAAGCCGTCCCGCCGGCATACACGCAGTTCATCGGCGAGCAGCTGCTGACCCAAGTCCGGCAGGTGGCCTGATGGACATCGTCCGCATCACTAAACACCCCCACGACCACAGCATCGTCCTCCTCCACGTCCCCCACTCCTGCAACGAGCTCATGGGCCGTTACGAGCCCGCCCAACTCGTCCCCGACTTGAAGGCCTACCTGCTCCACATCGACCAGCTCGACAGCCTCGAACGGTTCGCCACCTACACCGGGCTGTACCTCATCGACGAACGCGGCCAGACCCCCGCCCAACTCCACCGCGGCCAGCTGTGCGACATCTGCCAGAAGCCCCGCAAAGCCTGCCAGGAAGCCGCCGGCAACACCGGCAATCTCCACGACCACGACTACATCCCCACTGCCCGAGCCGACCTCCAACGAGCCCTGACACCTCCGGAGAGCTGATGCGCACCTATGACGAAATGTGGGCCAGCGCTCGTGAGGAGAGCGCATTCAGCAACGGCACCGAGTGGGAATGCTGGTCAGCGAACTGGTGCGACCGCTGCATCCACGATAAGCCCGCGCGGCAAGGCGACGAGGGCAATGGCTGCCCACTGATCCTGATCGGCTTCTGCGGGCGCACACCGCTGGAATGGATGGAGCACGAGAGATTCAGCCTCGGCGACCGGTACCACTGCATCGAGTTCCGCGACGAAGACGATGGCCCAACCGAGCCTCCCGGTCCGTCGCCGCAGTGCCCAGGACAGGGCGAGCTGTTCGACCCGGCGCCGTACGAGGGTGTGCGCATGTTCGCAGACATCGTCCCCGTCCGGGCCGCCCTGACACCCGTGGATGAGCAATGATGCGCTCCCACCTCGGCACGGCAGCTGTCATCCGCGGCGACGCCCGGGCCCTGCCGCTCGCGGATAACAGCGTCGACTTGATCGTGTCCAGCCCGCCTTACTTCGCGCTCCGCTCCTATCAGGATGGCGGCGAGCACTACGCCGGCCAAATCGGCAGCGAGCCCACCCCGGCCGAGTTCGTCGACTCGCTGATCGAGGTGACACGCGAGTGTGTGCGGGTGTTGAAGCCGTCGGGGTCGCTGTGGATCAACCTCGGCGATACGTACTCGGCGTACAACCGGAACCGTGGCGCGGGCGGCACATTATCGGCCCGGACTGATGGCGGCCGCGGATCCGTGACCGAACGCGGTCTACCTGCTGGTGCCCCGCGCGCCAAGTCCCTGATGGGCATCCCGTGGCGGTACGCGCTGCGCTGCATCGACGACCTCGACCTCATCCTCCGCGCCGAGATCATCTGGTCCAAACCGAACGGGCTCCCCGAATCCGTCACCGACCGGGTCCGCCGCTCCCACGAACAGTGGTTCCACTTCACGCTGGAGCCGCGGTACTACAGCGCCGTCGACGAGATCCGCGAACCGCACGCAAGGAACGGGATGCAGACCACAGAGCCGAATCCGCTCGGGAAGCTGCCCGGCAGCGTCTGGAGCATCCCCACCGAACCCCTCACCGTCCCCGCCCACCTCGGCATTGACCACTTCGCCGCGTTCCCACTCGAATGGCCCCGCCGCATCATCCAAGGCTGGTCACCACCCGGCATCTGCACCGCCTGCGGCGAAGGACGACGGCCCATCAGCGACGCGCAGACTTACCCGACACAAGGCCCAAATCGCGCCGTGAAACACAATGTTGACCGCAAAGATCATGGCGGTAGTGACGGGCGGCTCGCGACAGTGCGGTCGATCACCGGCTACGCCTGCGCCTGCCCCGAACCCACCGCCCCCACCCGCCCCAGCGTCGTTCTTGACCCGTTCGGCGGGACCGGCACTACCGCCCTCGCCGCCCGCGCCCTCGGCCGGCACGGCATCAGCATCGACATGTCCGCCGACTACAGCAGCCTCGCCTGCTGGCGCACCACCGACGAACGCGAACTCGCCAAAGCCATGCGCGTCCCCAAACCGGCGGTCCAGGTCGACGGGCAAGCATCCATGTTCGACTTCCTTGAGGAGGCGCAGTGACGTGGTTCCGGGTAGACGACAACCTCGCCTTCCACCCCAAAGTCCTCCAAGCCCAGAACGCCGCCATGGGCCTATGGGTCCGCGCCGGCTCATGGTCATCGCAGCAGCTCACCGACGGCTACATCCCAACGGAGATCGTCCGTAGCATCGGCAGCACCACACAAGCTGGTGCACTCGTCCGATCCGGGCTGTGGATCCCCACCGGAGACGGCTACGAGTTCCACCAATGGGAAGAGCGGCAACCCACCCGCAAGACCATCGAGGACCAACGCGCCGCCACCGCTGAACGTGTCCGGAAGTGGCGTGACAAACGGCGTGACGAACATGACGAGTAGCGCGTGTAGTAACGGTGTTACTAACGCCGCCCCCTACCCTACCCGACCCGTACCCAAAGTACTTAAGGGCTGGTGCCGTCTCTCAGTGCACGCACTAGCACTAGGGCCGAAGATGGATCCGCCGGCTGGCTGGTACAGGCCCTAACGCGCGAGCCCCTGTGAAAAACCCAAGGAGACCCTGTGGACAACCCACACAGCTACGAAGCACGGATGATGCGCGAGAGCAATCCGCGGATCCTAGCCCTGCTGGAGGAAGCGAAGAGGCTGCACGACGAATGGGGCTGTGACTGCGATCCGAAATACACGACAGTATGTCCACGATTCCAGAAGGCAATCCTGGAGGCGAACCGACGATGAGGGCATTCCTGACCGGCGCCATCATCGGACTCACCGGCTACACACTCGGCATCATCGCCGCACGCTACTTCGCCCGCCACAGCGATCCAGTCGGCAATGAGCAGGCTGGCGTCGAGCGTTACCGCCGGATAGCCGGACTGAACTTGACCCCCGAGGAACGTCTGCGGCAGGCCAAGGACGCGCACACCAACCCCGAGACCTGAGGCACACTCAGACCATGGCCAACGACCCACGCACCGGACGCGCCTGGACCCAACTCCTCGCCCTGTGCAAAACCAGCTACCCCTGGATCTGCCACCTCTGCGGCCAAGCCATCCCACGCGGACTACCCCCCAACCACCCACTCGCCTACGAAGCCGACCACGTCCTCACCGTCAAAGCCAGACCAGACCTCGCACACAACATCCACAACCTCCGCCCGTCACACCACCGCTGCAACCGGTACCGCAACGACCGCCCCCTCACACCCGCCCTCATCGCCGAGATCACCGCCCGCTATACACCCACCCGACCAGCACTCACGTTCTTCCAGGGGAACCCATGAACCAGCTGATCTACGCCGCCATCGGCTCCATCACCGTCCTCATCACCTGGACCATCGCCACCCGAACCGAACGACGCAAGCAAGAACACAGGCGCAGCCGACTCCTCGAGCACAGCGGTGGAGCTATGCGCCGCTCGCAGGCCGAGCCATGGTGCGGACTCTGCGGCGGCGGACACCACACGGAGGACTGCGACCAGGACATCCACCCGGATCTCAATGGGATCGATGCCCGAAGCAATGAAGCCGATGGGGGAGGGAGGGTCGATGACCTGACGTCATCATCGCCGGAAGG